ATGTTTCTAAGAACTGTAACTTTAATAGCCCTGCTATCAGGTGCTGACTCTATTATTAAGATCTTCTCCATACACCCAGAGGGCTCTTCAAAGGTCTGCCTGAGTAATCAGTCTCCAGCAGAGGTTATCTCGTATTACTGGAGCTTGCAAATGGACAAGCTAGCAAAGGAGAATTATATGTGCTCTATAGGTGATAGCATAAAGGAGAATATGGATGTGAACAAGATAAGGAGACTGGTCAAGCAGGTTGGAGAATCCCCAACAGAAATCTCATTTCAGTGCCAAGTGGCAGATGTTGAGAAAAGTGGAATGGGAGTTTCATACACATTCAATGGAATTGATGACACGGTGCCTGGAACACATCTAGTAGATTGTGATAATGGAACTAAGAGCATTGGTGTCGCAAGAGCAACTGGTCCTCAGATAAACAGGCTTGTGGGTCCTCCTCCTGTTCTGGTAGAGGTCCCAAGACTCGAGCCAAAAGTCAGAGGTGACCTGGCTGAGCTAAGCAGGAGAGTGTCTGAGGCAAAGGAAAAGGAAGAACTAATGACAAAGGAGAGAGAAGCACTCAAAAGTCAGGCTGACTTAATGCAAGTTAAATCATCTGCAAAATTCAAGGAGCTAGAAGAGCAGATTGCTGAGTTGAAGGAAGACATCATAGATAGAGAATTTGAAAATAATGCAATCAAAAAAGAGATGAGAGCATCTGAGGCAGAATCAGTTGCTCTAAGAGAGGAGATAAACGGACTGCATGAAATCCTGAAACTGGAGCATGAAGCAAAGAAAGAAATGAATAGGAGTCTAGAAGAGGCTAAAAGCAGAATTCAGTCGGGATACAATATGAGAAACCAACCTCTGAGAGCATCCCTAGGAAACACCAAATATGGTGTTAGGATGACAACTGTCCTACCTGTCCTGACAGCCTTCAGCTTGCTAAGTGCAGGAGCTATCGCCAGTGGTGTTAATGATGACCCTCATTTCTTCAACAGACAGTTTTCTGCTGTCCACAAACTAGAGGAGTCAGATGAGGAGTCTTGTAAAAAGATCAATTATGGCACAACATGCAGAGCCTTCCGGCATCTCTCAAACATCACTGCGTACCCTTTCTTCAATTCTCACCATCATCTGATGACTCCACTAGAAGCCAGAGCCAAAAACATCATCTCTCTTGAGGCAAATGGTGTCTGCCAGCTAGGTGCTCAAGGCCATAGCAAAGACTGCTGGAGTGAGGCATACAAGATAAAAGCATACTGTCCAAATGGTCACTCCAGTGCTTATTACTTAGATCAGGAAGGGAAGATCAGAGGAGCAAAGTGTGAACAAGATCATGAGCTATCTGAGGACTGCAGTTTCTGTAGGAAAATAAAAGCCAATGATCAAATAAAGCTAGAGAAAGGCTCCATACAGATGCAGGATGTAGTTTGTCAAGAAGGCTCGATAGATTACAATGGGCCTAAAGTAGTCCCGAAAGGATTTTGTGGGATTGGCCCTCATGCTTACAAGAAATGCTTTCAGAGCACTCATACAATTGAGAATGTCCCATTTGTCATTTTCCAGAACAAAGGGAAAATGTACCTAGATTCTCTTATCTTGAGGAATCCTCAGAAGAACTCTATAACAGCCTTTTTGTGCTATGAGCACAAGGGGCAGCCAGGAGGGTCTATCAAGGAGGAACAAGAAAGGAGAGAGCTCAGCTCTGTCCTTCCTACTGAATGTAAACAACATGATTCTTCTAAGACAAGGACCTGCATAGGAGACCCGTCATTTTGCTCTGTTTACAACTGTGCTGCTGATAACCCATCAATATGGTGTCAAATTGCCGAGAATGGAGGCGCATTGGAGGTCTTACTCAAAGGTGTCTGGGTGAAGCCAAAGTGTGTTGGCTATGAGAGGACATATGTTAGGAAAGAGGTAAAGCCTAAAGTCATAACCCATGAGGAGACATGTGAGACATGCGTTCATCAATGCAGATCTGATGGAATCATCATTAGATCCACGGGGTTCAAAATAACCTCAGCAGTTGCTTGCGCACAGGGATCCTGTGTCTCCTCCCATCAACAGCCACACTCCGAAATCCTGGTGCCATACCCAGGAAGTTCTCAAACTGTGGGAGGAGAAATTGGAGTGCATATGGCTCATGAAGATGAGAAGATTAGCTCTAAGGTGAGAGTCTATTGTGGTCCTCAAGACCCTTGCGTTATCCACTCCTGCATACTCTGTGCACATGGCTTGATAAATTACCACTGCCACACAGCTCTCAGTGCATTCATTGCTTTTGTCTTACTGACTTCCTGCTCTATGATAATCTTCTTGGTCTTATGGTATGCTTTGAGGGCATTTAGAGTAGTCCCTTCCTACATGAAAAACCCATTCAAATGGTCTTATGCCCTTCTCAGATGGATGGGTCTCAAGTTTATGAATTCAATGCGCAACAGGTTGAACGAGGTCAATGAGAATATTGGCTGGGATGTGGAAGCTGCCAATGGCGGTGCTCAGAGACAAGCAAGGCAAATTAGACCAATCCCTAGGTATGCTACTGGCTTTTTGTTCTTATCACTTATAATGGTCTCTCATGCCTGTACAGATTCTGTTATTGCTTCTTCTAAAATTGTGAGCTGCCGACTTGAAGGGGGGAAAACACTATGTAGGGTCAATGGGGTTGTCACTATAAAAGCAGGGGTTATTGGGGGAGAGGCTTGCGTCATTCTCAAGGGGCATACTGATGGACAGAGAAGGCACCTATCCATAAAGACCTTATCCAGTGAAATGACGTGCAGAGAGGGGCAAAGCTTCTGGACAGGCCAGTTCACTCCTGAATGCTTTAGCTCTCGCAGATGCAGGCTTGTTGGGGAATGCAAAGATGATGTCTGCCAGGAGTGGAACTCCTCAGCAATCTCAAAAGAATTCTCTTCAATGACTGACAATGAATACATGACAGAAAATAAGTGCTTTGATCAATGTGGGGGATGGGGCTGTTCCTGTTTTAATTTCAACCCTTCTTGCCTCTTTGTTCATGCTCGATTTGTCTCAAACAGGAAGGAAGCTGTAAGGGTTTTTAATTGTGTGGATTGGGTTCATAAATTGCACCTGCTGGTGACAGATGCTCAGCAAAATCAAGAAGAAGTGACTCTGGCCTCAATGGGGTCTAAGTTCTTCAGCTGGGGAGCCATGAGCTTAAGTCTAGATGCAGAATCAGTCACCAGCACTAACAGCTTGTCTTTCTTACAAAGCGGGAAGGGCCTTTTCGCACTCCATGATGAAGCATTAACAGATATACCAAGGGAGGGATTCATAGGAGAGATCAGATGTGCCTCTGAGGCAGCTGTAACTACTGCCCACACTTCCTGCAAGCGGGCCCCTAATTTGATAAAGTATAGACCTATGATGGATCAGGCTGAGTGTGTTTCTAATCTGGTCGATCCATTTTCTGTTTTCTTGAGGGGAGCTCTTCCACAAAGCAGAAACGGAATGACTTTCACATCAAGCTTAGATGGAACAGGAGTCCAAGCCATGAACTCCGGATCTATCAGAGCTCAAATAACATTAAACTTTGATGATTATGACATTGAATTTGAGACAGAAATGACCAAGTGTGAGGCTTCATTCTTAAATGTTACGGGATGTTACTCATGTAATGTCGGAGCAAGAATCTGTGTGAAGGTGAAGTCCTCAGGTTCTGGTAGCTTCATTGCAAGTAGCAAAGATAAGGACTTGGTTTTCACTGCCCCTGTGTCCCAAGGAACCAGAGACATTTGCTCCATTGTCCATTTCTCAAAGCCAGAAATTGATGAAGAAGTCTTCTATGGCTGTGGTGGAGAGGATAAGATGATAGTTATCAGGGGAACACTCTCTGCCGTCAACCCATTTGACGACAGAAACCAAACTGGTGGCAACTCAATCATAGTCAATCCGGATGATTCTTCTTGGAGCCTCCTGAGCTGGTTCTCTGGATTCATGAAGTGGATGGGTGGACCACTTAAGACAATTCTGCTAATCCTACTTTACGTTTTCTTGTCACTAATCTTCCTGTTCACTGTACTAGTTGCTTTTAAATACTTGATTAAGGTTGGACTCACCAAATTGATTAAGAAGGAGAATTAA